GCCCAAATCCGCTCCATCTATGTCCCTGAGGAATGGGGATGGGTAGAGCATAGCGCCACGGCCTCTGTAGCCTCACAGACGACGTTCAAGCTGGCCGGCAACCAGACTAGCAATTGGACTGCCAACCGCCGCTGGCGGCTCAAGAGCGGGTCCACGACCCGGTATGGCACGGTTGTCTCGTCTTCCTTCACCGCTGAAACCACCATTACCGTGACGGTTGATTCAGGCTCCCTTTCGGCCTCGCATTCCCTGGCGGCACTTTCCGCCGTTTCAGGCGACCATGTGCCAGACAACTATATCGTCCCGGCTGACCTCACTGCCTATGTGACATCAAACAGCCTGTCTGCGGGCAAGGCTACGGCTGCGGAGTTCCGCAACAACACGGCAGACAAGTTGCTGGTGACGGACAAGGTTTGGAGCGCGGCGGGGTCCGTAGCCCTGTCCTATTCGGCAGGCGGCACGACCACGGCGGACCTTTCGGCGGGCATCAATTTTACCGTCACGACGGGCGCGGCCAATTCAACCCTAAGCATCATCAACGCGAAGACGGGCCAAAGCGGCGTCATACAGATCACGCAGGGCGCAACGCCAAGGTCTTTGACCTTCTCGGCTGAATTGGTGTTTGCGGGCGGCACCGACCCCACGCTCACGGCCTCTGCCTCGGCTAAAGACCTGTTGTTCTATCACGTACTCGACAGTACGGGGCCGATTGTCTTCGGCAACCTCATCAAGAACGTGAGTTAGCCAATGCTGCCCGGTTTGAGTGGCATTGCTGGCGTGGGTGGGAGAAAGGTTGCTGCTGTCACCTATCAGACGCAAACCTTTACACAATCCGTAGGAACACAGTTCACGTTTTCCTCGCAAGCATTCGGGACTGCCTCGTCTGACCGCGTGGTTATTGTCTCAGTTGTCGTGGCTGATGGGACGGCCGGAACCGTGTCCGCTGTTACAATTGGCGGCGTTAGCGCGACCATTATTCGACAGGCCAGCGATAGCACTTTAACGGGTGCCATCGTGGCCGCAGCCGTTCCAACCGGGACCACCGGAAGCGTTGTCGTAGACCTGTCTACTTCTCGCGGGGCGTGCGCCATCGGCATATGGAGCGCAACTGGCCAAGTGTCTGCCGCTGGCGTTGCCAGTAATTCCAACACTGACCTTGCCGAGTTGACGCTTGTTGCGGAAGACGGCGGGTTTGTCATTGGCCTGTGCTGCAACCTTGGAGCAACGCCGCGCACCACAACATGGTCTGGCGCTTCCGAAGACTTTGACGATGTGGCTGAAGAAAACACATACCACTCTGGCGCAAGTGCGGCAACATCGGGAACGGCTGTCAGTTTGCAGCCTACTCTGAGCGGCGCAGCATCTCCGACCGTGTTTGTAGCCGCAACCTTCTAAAAGCGGCACTGCACACAATAACGTTCAGCCCACGATAATCCTGAATTACATCATCAAGACCTAATTGCGACAGTATGGGGGTTGTTCATGGCACCATCGGAAGTTGATACGGCCTCGCGCATTGTCAGGCTGGAAACCAAGTTGGACTTTATCATTGAGCGCATAGACCGTCTTCCGCCGTCTCCCGTTTGCGTGGCCAAGCATAAGGAGATTGAAGACAGGCTTTTCCTTTTTGAAAACGGCTCAATCGCATGGCGCAACCGCCTTGTTGGCGGGCTGTTGATAATCAACATTGCGCTTGTGGTTGCGATGGACAAGATCAGGGCGTTTTTCTTCGGCCAATGAGGAAGATACGGATTGCCCGCAAACGCAATCCAAGGGTTTGGGGCCTCGCCTTCCCTGACGAGTGGCGGATAGAACTCGACCCCGAATTGCACGACAAGACCCTCATCGACATCGCCACGCATGAAGTGGCGCATGTTGTTATTCCTGATCTGGACGAAAGTGCAGTGGACCGCCTCGGCAAGCATGTGGCCGACGTTCTTTGGCGACTTGGCTTCCGACGCGAAGACGATGGAGAATGAATGCCTAAGCGATATTCTGATGAGGAATTTATCAGCGCATGGAAGCGGCTCGGTTCACCGAAAAGCGTTGCAGATGCGTTACAGCTTGATCTGCGCAGCGTCTACCTACGGCGGAACAGCATCGAAGCACGGCACGGCATCGTTCTTGAAACACTGACGGAAGGCTGCGGCGGAAGGCCAAAGGTCACGGTTCCCAAGCAAGGCTTTCGCGCCATATCCGACAATATCAAGGGAACGGTCATCATCGGGTCAGACGGCCATTTCTGGCCAGGAGAGCGCAGTGTAGCCTTTGCCGCGATGGTGGAGTTAATCCGCGAACTTTCCCCGAAAATGGTCATTATGAACGGCGACAGCTTCGACGGAGCCCGCATTTCCCGGCACCTTCCCGGCGGGTGGGCCAACATGCCAGACGTTGCCGACGAACTGGACGCGGTGCGGGAACGCCACGGCGAGATTGAGGCGGTTGCCCCTGCCGGGTGTCCACTGATCTGGCCCGCCGGGAACCACGATAGCCGTTTCGGTGCGAGGCTTGCCCAAGGGGCTCCTGAATATATCCGCGTCAAGGGCTTCGACATTGCCGACCATTTCCCGGCGTGGCAATTCTGCTGGTCGATCTGGCTGAACAATCACACGGTTGTGAAGCACCGATACCACCAAGGGCTACACGCCGGATACCAGAACACGCTCAAGAGCGGAAAGAACATCGTCACCGGGCACACTCATTCGATGGGCTCGACCATGTGGGCGGATTACAATGGCGTCCGCTGGGGCGTGCAGACCGGGACGCTCTCCGAGATGGGGCCGGAAACGGACAAGTTCGCCTATGCGGAGGATAATCCGGCAAACCACTCGCAGGGCTGTGCAATTTTGACCTTTGCAGACAACGGAATGTTGCTGGAGCCTGAGTTCTGTCGCGTCATCAACGGGACGGCATATTTCCGTGGGCAAGCCATCTGTTCCGTGGGCGGAAAAAACAAAATATTGCCGCAAAAGGCTGCTAGGGAAAAGGCGGCATGAGCATCATTCCCGCGCCTCCGCTAGTGATTGTTGAATCACCATTCCGCGCGACGGAATACTATTCTCAAGAGCAACATCGCCTATACCTCCTGCACGCCCTTGCCGACTGTTACCAGCGCGGAGAGGCACCATTCGCAAGCCACCATCTCGCAACCGAAGTGCTGGACGATGACACGCCATACGAACGTGCGCTCGGCATCCGCTGCGGGCTTGCATGGGGCGTCCACGCCTCGCTAGTGGCTATCTACAGTGACCTCGGCGTAGGACCAGGAATGAAGGAAGCAATCGACCATTATAAAAAGCTCGACAAACCGATTGAGTGGCGTTCGTTGCCGGATCGGATAGTCAGGGCTGTTCGCGCATTCGGGGAGTTCACACTAGAGGAAGCCACGGATGAAGATATGGATTATCCTAGCGGCGCTGCTGTTTAGCGCGACTGCGGCAAGCGCGCATGAATGGTATGGGAAAAGACGCGACCCCATATTCAACATGACCACTTGCTGCGGCGGAACGGACTGCGCTCCTCTCCCGGCTCATGCCATTTCCATCACGCCAGACGGCCAACTCCGCGTCACGCTGAGTGTCGAGGAAGCCCGCGCCATCAACCCAATTCGGCGCTATGGCTTCGACCGCATCATTGAATACGACCGCATCCAGATCAGCGAAGACGGCCAGCCCCACATCTGCCTTATGGCGCATGATTTAGAGGGCGACCCACGCGAGGGGTACTACTGCGTATTTTTGCCGCCAACGGGCTGACCCTATGCAGATACATCGCGGCGATTGCCTAGACGTTCTCCGCACCATGCCAGCGGATAGCATTGACGCCATTGTGACCGATCCGCCCTATGGCCTCGCGTTCATGGGCAAGAGATGGGATTATGACGTTCCGTCCGTGGAGATATGGGCGGAATGTCTGCGAGTTCTGAAGCCGGGTGGGCATCTACTGGCCTTTGCTGGCACGCGGACGCAACACCGGATGGCGGTCCGCATTGAAGACGCGGGCTTTGAAATTCGCGACATGATCGCGTGGGTTTATGGCAGCGGGTTTCCGAAGTCGCACGACGCGGCGCAATCCGTCGAGAAGCTTCTCACTACCGGAACGGCGCGGCGGCCCGATAGAGACCTCGGCGGGCTTCCGCGTGACAGATGGTCCGGTTCCGTTGAGGGCGGTCTTATTGCAGACACGGGCGGAAAAATTGGACTCACAACCGACGCCGCCCGCCAATGGCAAGGCTGGGGCACAGCCCTAAAACCCGCACTAGAGCCGATCACCGTTGCCCGAAAACCGCTCATCGGCACCGTGGCCGAGAACGTGCTGGCGCATGGCACGGGTGCGCTGAATATCGACGGGTGCAGGGTGGAGGGCGCGCCGCCAAGTGTTCCGCAGCCGGTTTTCAACAGCCCGACAGGTCGCACATACGGCATGAAAACGGGCGAAGGTCGAAATGGCGAAGTGTCCGCAGCATCTGGCCGCTGGCCTGCCAACCTGATCCACGACGGCAGCGAGGAAGTGCTGGCGGGGTTTCCTGCGGCACGGAGTGCGGGGAACTATCCTAGCGACAGCGCGGCGCGCGACGGCATTACGACTTTCGGTGGCAAGCAGGGCCAGCTTTATGCTGACTCCGGCAGCGCGGCCCGTTTCTTCTACTGCGCCAAGGCAAGCAAGCGGGACCGTGACGAGGGGCTGGAGCACATGCAGGCCGTGCACCGTGTCAACGGCAACAAGTGGACAGATCAAGACTACCGCGTAACCAATGGCGAGCGCCCGGCATCCGCTGAATCCGGCCCGCGCAAGAACATCCATCCCACGGTAAAACCCACCGACCTGATGCGCTACCTGTGCCGCCTTGTCACCCCGCCCGGCGGCGTGGTGCTTGACCCGTTCATGGGTTCCGGATCGACAGGCAAGGCGGCGGTGCTTGAAGACTTCCGGTTTATCGGCATTGAGCGGGAAAAACAATATTTGGCAATCGCCAAGGCGCGAATTGCGCACAGTCAGGCCACTCCAAAGCAAGAGGCGCTATTGTGAAACTCATCCTCGCCGCCCTTCTCCTCGTTCAGCAATCCCCCTGCGGCCCTACGGGACAGGTTGAGGCCCGTATCGTGGCGCAGTACGGGGAAAGCATCGTGGGCGCTGGCGTGGTGCCTGGGGGCATCCTGTTCATTACCAGCAACCCGGACTCGGGAAGCTTCACAATAATGCTCCGCAAGCCAGACGGCACAACTTGTGTTCTGCTCGGCGGCAAGGGATACGCGACACAAGACGCAGTGAAAAAGGGGTTGCCGATTTGAACCGCAAAAAGACTAACTGGCTCGTCATCCATTGCAGCGCAACCCGCGCCATTCAGGACGTGGGCGCGAAGGACATTCGCCGCTGGCATGTGGAGGGCAACGGCTGGTCGGATATTGGCTATCATTTCGTGATCCGCAGATCCGGCAAGGTCGAGACGGGCCGCCCGCTTGAGAGCATCGGAACGCATGTGCAGGGCCACAATACCGACTCGATAGGCATCTGCCTTGTGGGCGGCCTGAACAACGCGACATTCAAGCCTGAGAACAATTACACGGTCCAGCAGCGGGACGCGCTCAAGAAGCTGCTTGCCTCGTTGCTCAAGAAATACCCACGCGCCAAAGTTCTAGGGCATCGGGATTTTTCCGGCGTCCAGAAAGCCTGCCCCTGTTTCAATGCAAAACCCTGGGCCAAGAAAAACGGCCTTCCAACATAGGAGTTAGTCGAATGAATTGGGACACTATCCAGCAGTTGCTCCGCATCCTGATGCAAGTCGGCGCGGGTATGCTCGTTTCCAAGGGCCTCATCACCGCAGAGATGGGCGTTACTCTCGTCGGCGCGGTTGTCAGCCTTGGCGGCATCGCGTGGTGGGTTCTTTGGGACCGTAAGCGGGTCGTGTAATGTCAGAGGGGCTTATCGTCTCTGCCCTGGTTGTGGCGGTGCTGCTCGGAGTGGGCAGCGCCGCCTTTCTCGTTATGCGTTCCCCCGCGTTTTGGGGGGATGTGGGCAAGGAGCTATTCAGCAAGGCTTGGCCTCAGATATGGGCGGTTCTGTCCAAGCGCATGGACCCCGAGGCGGAAGCCCGGTGGCGCGAGTGTGAGCGCCGGGGCGGAAGGTGGGACCATCGGCGCAAGCGGTGTGACCGCTAGTCAGTCATCGTTGCTCTCCGTGAGGGGGAGGATGATGGCGGGGGTTCCGCTGCGCCCTGTTTCAAAGAATTGTTCAGACCATTTCATCTGCATCCCCGGCCACGCCTCCAGCATGGCAAGGCAAGCGGCTTCGATCACCGGAGCGACCTGTTCCCACTGCGCGATAGTCTTGCGGTGCAGCGTCTGTCGCAGTTTCTTGTCGGGGTCGCCACCATTGAACAGGACGGCGCTCCTCGCAGCCGCCTCCAGCGCCTTGGGCGGGATGGTGATGTTAGTCATACTGTGCCTCCCACGTCATCGCCAAAGATTGCCATGAATAATCCGAATGCTGCGCTCCCAGCCACAATAACCAAAATGCCTATAATCACGTCAATCATCACTCCCCTCCCTTGGGCTGTGTGAGGGCGGCGCGGGCTTTTGTCAGTGGGAGGCTCTCGCCGCAGAAGTCTGCATGGTGTAAGTCTTCCGTCAGTTCCTTTTCGCAGTTGTGTGTGTGGTCTATTAGTTCACGCAGCGCCCCCTCCAGTTCCTTCACGCGGGCGGTGAGGCGGGTGATCTCGTCTGCCGCCCTGTCGCATAGGTCTTCCATGTCGACGTAAGGACCGTGACGCAGTTCGTTAACGAGGTCACTCATCTGCTGTCCTCTCTGGTGCGGGAGCCTCTAAAGATACCGCAAGCAATTCAATAGGCCGCTTACGATAGGTGCGGGGGCTCAAGTCATTGACTCGCATCAAATATTTCAGTCCTGCCGGGGTCGCCATCTCTATTTTACATCTCTTGTTTTCAGTGGGTTAGCATCAGGTGCGGGAGCCGTGGGTATAGGGTGCGGGAGAGCTCCGTTCCTCATTTGATCGGCGGCAGCCCGTGAGCGATGGCCGCGCAGGCAAGGGCAATGGACGGCGGAATGCTTGCGGAACCGTCTAGGTATCTGTCCAGCGTAGAGCGGGCGATGCCAAGAGCGGAAGCCGCCTGCGTCTTGTTCAGATGCAAGCGGGCCATCCATGCGGTGAGGGCGGTGGGGGTCATTGGGGGTAGTGCCACTTGTCGCGGCTGGGGTCGCGGCGCTCGGCATCGCGGGCATTAGCGGCCGCACCTTCGGCTGAATTGTCGAAGCAGTCCGCGTGATAGCCCGTGCTGCTCCTGGGCCACTTTTCCAAAACAATATTAGAGTGGTCCTGAATGATGCAGCGGCAAGTGCCACAACGAAAACGATGAGCGCGCTTAGACGGATTGAAAACCCAATCAGAAATGCGGATGATGCTAGAGCGACGTTTCATCTGCGTATCTCCCTTGTTGATACACAATACATAGCACGCCCCTGTAGCGATTGCAACTCTTATCTTAGCCAGACGTTCGATTTAATACAATCAACCCCGCAGCAACCGCCGCATTGCGCCGCCTGTCGGCCTCGCGGGTGTACAGTTCCGCCTCGGTTAACCGCTTCCATCCGTACATGCTCATAAGCTGGTGCGCCGTGGCCCCGCCTTCCGCGGCGATGGTCGCCCCGGCCTTGCGGAGCCCGTGCAGACGGCCAGGAACCCCAGCCGCCACACAGGCCGCCCGGAACCAGTTTCCAAGGCTGGCGGCTCATCTTTCCACTACACTCCCGTCCATCTTGCGTTTCCATTTTGAGGCTTTGGAACCGGGAAGCGGGTTCCGCGTTTCCCGAACCCCCGCATGTTTGTCCCGCTGCCGTACCGTCTTGGCAGCCAGGGGCGTGTCATGCTTCGCGCTCTTGTGCTTATGGCAGCGCGGGCAAACAGCAAGGCAATTATCAAGAGAACTGTCCCGGCTATTGGCCCATAGAATGTGATGATCAAACTCGACTCCGTAACCAAGATCAGCTTGACAGCGTGTGGCATCTGGTAGCCCATAGAGTTGACCTGTGGCCTCGCACTTCCGCCCAGATCGCTCCAGGGCCTCGCGCTTGACCTGTGTGGAAAAGTTGCGGCTCAACGCATACGGCTCCGCAACGATGTGTTGACCGTGCCGTTGCCGTAGCCGTAGCCGTAGCCGTAGCCGTAGCCGTAGCCGTCGCCGTAGCCGTAGCCGTAGCCGTAGCCGGAGCCGGAGCCGTTGCCGGAGCCGGAACCGGAGCCGGAGCCGGCGCCGTAGCCGTAGCCGGAGCCGGAGCCGTAGCCGTAGCCGTCGCCGGCGCCGTAGCCGGAGCCGTCGCCGGAGCCGTAGCCAATTGGCCTCATGGCGGGGGCCATCAAAGCCCCCACTCAGCAGATACAGGCACGCAAAAAACTTCCGCGCCTTCGGGAATGTCCACATCAGCAACCGGGCGCAGATCAGCCTTTGCCTTTTTCGGGTTGTCAATCATTCCGGCGAACCCGATGGATTCCCACTTGAACACATGCAGCGCGCGGGAAAGCCGGATGCGTCCGTTCTCACGGGTAACATCGCCTGCAAAAATCCAGCCACGGTCCACCACGACAACAGCGCGATTACCGCCCGCTTTGTTGATTGGAGCATATTCCACGCCGTCAATAATCACGTTTGCCATTTTACTTTCCTTTGTTCGGGTTGAATTTCATAATCGGCTCAACAAACTTGTATCCGGCATCGTCCCGCGCCAGCCATCCGCGCTCAACCAGCGCCGTGACGCGGGCGTGAATGTTGCCCTTGCCCGTCAGCATCAATTTCGCCAACTGGTGAAAGCTGACGGCAAAGGGCCGATCATGTGGGCGATGCTGAACTAGCCAATTGTAGACGTGCGCCTGTTCCGGCGTCATGCCGTAGCGGTCACGGTCTGCGGGCTTGCCCAACGGATAGCCGGGGCGTGTGGCAAGGGCTAGGGCGGTCATGCTGCTTCCCTTTCTATTTCTGCGAGGGGGTCAAACCCGTAGGTTCCAGCCAGCAGCCTTGCGGCTTCATCAAAGAACGTCTTGAACTGAGCCGCGTCCATCTTGGCTAGCGCAACAGAGTCAGGAATCCACACCACCTCACCATCTAGCCGCTTCATCGGCGTGGTGAATCCAAGGTGAATTTTCACTGCATCGTGGAGGTGTTCGGCTGTGGGGTAAGCCCCTGTTGCCTCCACTACATTTTGCAGCATTCGCCAATACAGCCGAAGCTGGGGCAACGAACGCCGCTTCTTGATGCTGACTTCTACATCACTATGCAAAGCGTATCCGGCCAGCAGATCGCTTGCCTGACGGGTGCGGGGTTCTAGCCCCCGCTCCGTCCTTCGCAATATCAGCGGTATTCGTTCCCTGTCGGGCTTCATACGGCCACACCCGCAAGGTTGTCTTTATGAAGAAAGTAGGCGTTTTCAAAATCCCCCATCCACTTTTCGGGGAGTTTGTCTACGTCAGGGCGGCGCAACTTGAGCCATTCCTTTAGCCCGTCAACGGTCTTGGCCTGTTCCATTTCCCGCACAAGCGTTGCAAAAAGTTCCTTTGCTGCGGCGTTGGACGGGGCTCCGGGCGTTCCGGTCAGATCGGCTGTGTCCGGTCCCTGGTATGTGCGGTCTGTTGCAACGGACAGCGGTTTAGCCTTCTGCGGCGGCGCAACGGGCTTGTCGTTTGCGGCATTGCCATCGTCATCAGGTTCAGCCGGGCCGATGCAGCCGATTGCCGCCAACGAATAGCGACGGGCATAGGTGTAGCTGCTCCCCATAGATTGTGGCTTGTCATAAGAAATTGGGAAAATGCTTTCTATCCACTGACCAGAAGAATGCATCAGGCGAGTGACCACAAGCAGCCCATCGCCCGCCGTTTCCATGCCCTGCACCACCGAAAGGCCCTGTGCCGCAAGGTATGGAAGGACAGCATCGCGGACCTCGGCAAGGTCGGCATACTTGTTTTTGAAGTGGGGATTTACCGAATGCTTGGAGGCATTCTTCATTTCCGCCTGCGCCTTGGCAAGTGCCGCCGCCAGTTCGTTGATCTGCTCACTTGTTCTCATCGTCTTCCTCCATGCCCCACACTAGGGCTTCAATTGCATCGTCCAAATTGCATTCGGGATGTTCGGCCAGGTACGCCGTGACCCGGTCATCAAGGCACGGCCATTCGGCGGGGGGGTCATCGTCCATCACAGTCCGGCTCCTATGCACATGAAGATGAACAGCGCGGTGCAGATCAGGTAATCGCGGATCATTGCGCGGGCTCCTCATGAGGAGGGACCAGTGACATGACGCGCTCTGCGGCTTCCTTGAGCCCGCTATGAGCAATCATCGCCCGGTTCGGTGTCGGTTGAGAGTCGTATGGATCGTCTTCAACGTCCTGATAGTTGTCCAGAACGTCGAGGGCGTATGCTGCCTGATCCAGCAGTTCCATGATGGCGGTCCACAGGCGCTTGTCCATGTCAGCGGTCCTGTGCCATATCGCGGAGGTAGTCGCCCCGGTCACTGTCCATGTCGGCTAGCCGTTCGCGGATCTGTTCTTCCATCCATTCGCGGGCAACATATTGGTCAAAGACCTCGGCCAAGTTGTCGGGAACGGTGATGCTGACAGCTTGGAGCGAACTGGTACCGTCCTTGGCCCATACACGCTGTTCGCCTTCAACGCGGTACTCATCAACCCACCACTCAAGTTCGCCGTAACGACGGTCAACTTTGTAGTCGATGACGGCGGTCACATCGGTTTCGAACAGACAGACGCCGCCAATGATGCAGCTAATGGTCGTTTCGATTTTCATGGGGCTATCTCCCTTGTGATGGGAGTATGTATATCACGTTTCGTGGGTATTGCAAGCACAAAAAACCACGCACCGTGGTATTAGCGGCTATCCCGCGTCAGGACGCCGCACGCAATACAACCAGCGGGGTATTGACGAATACCACCAAGCGTGATAATCAGTCGGCATGTCAACAAAAGAAGCCATGCGCGACCTCATCAAATCCTTCGGCGGGCAAAAGGCTGTTGCCGATCTGGTGGGCGTCAAGCAGAGCGCGGTTTCAATGGCTCTCATCCGTGGGAACATTCCTCATCGCTGGCGCATGAAGCTCTACAGCGAGGCCACGGCACGCAGCATCAAGTTTGATCCTGCTCTCCTCGGGTTGGAGAGCGCCCAATGAGTTCCCCCGCCCGTTGCTGCCCTGACACAGCAACACGCGCACTCTCCCCGCGTGGCGGTAACTGGCCCCCGGCGTCCCTCCTCCCCGCCGGGGGCTTTTTCTATTCACACCAACGCGGCGTTTCACCCGCCGTTCCGTAGTCCAGCAAATAAACATGGGGGTTTCATGTTCTGGCGATTGTGGCTGATCCGCTTTCAGATTTGGCTTCTGCGGCAGCGCGTCGAGTGGTCTGCGGCGTGGCGTGAAGTGGTGCGGTGGCGCAGATGAAAACCAAGCTGACCCTCGCAGCCCTTCCTCCGAGCGTCAACGCGATATGGCGTCACGGCAAAGGCGGCAAGACATACCGAACAGCGGCCTACATGACGTTTATTCGAGGAGAGGAATGGAACGTCCAGCCGCAGCTTATCAAGCAGCATCGCTTTCGCGGCCCGGTTTATGTGACAATCGCCATGAGGCGTCCGCGATCCAATGCGGACCTGGACAATCGCATCAAAGGCATTCTGGACTTTTTGCAGCACGTTGCCGCGATAGACGATGACAAAAACGTATACGGCGTCAACGCATTTTGGACCGTTGACCTTCCTGCGGGCGTGGCTGCGGAAATATCCATTGTTCAGGCTGACGCGCTGGAGGCCGCATGAACTGGACCCCCGAAACCATTGACGAACTGATCCGCCTCTGGCGTCAGGGCCTCACGTCTTACCAGCTAGCCAAACATTTCAACACAACCCGCAATAGCATCATGGGCAAACTCCACCGCGAGAAACTGCGCCGCGCCACTCAGGGCGAACCGATAGAGCGCCGCACCATCGCCAATACCGGAACCATCACCAAACGACGCTACACACGGAGGGAAGCCATGTTGACTTTGCCTGAACGTGCCGGGTCTGTATTGCGTATTGTAGAGCCTGCTCCCGTGGTACCAGATCAGGGGCAGCTTGCTAGCATCGTGGACGTGACCGGGTGTCGCTGGCCCGTGAAGGATGACCCGGAGTTTATAGGCGGCTTTGCCTTCTGCAACCACGCCCAGCGGGACGGCTCGGCGTATTGCGAGTATCACGCCCGGATGAACGTCGCCCCGTGGAGCGCAGACGCCAAGCGGCGCACGGAAGCAACGATCAATTACATATTGAAGCGGGTGGCAGCATGACGCCAGAACAGCGGATGCGAGAGAAGAAAGTCGAGGGCCGGGGCCGTATCAACAATGCCCGCTTTCCCCTGCGGTTTTTCGAGGTTGGCGAGGAAATGTTTTTCGCGGGCGCGCCAACCAACGCCATCACGAAGCGGGCTTCTGATCTGAGGCCGATGAAGTTCCGCGTTCGTCAGGTCCAGATTCGGGGCATTCCAGGCGCTTATGTGTGGAGGATCAAATGAACGCAGAAGAATATATGAAGTCGAAGTTGGACGGGTTTTTCTTCGTCATGGGCCAGAGCTATCTCGGCCAGTTGCGTGTCTTCACCCGCAAGGTGGGGCGGGACCAGCTGCCGCATTATCATCTGCTTCTGGACGAGACGGAGCGGGCGCAAGAAGCGGTCAAGAGGCGTGGCCCCCCGCCGCCGTCCTTCACAGCCGACCATGACGAACAGATCATCGAACTCCGCAGCGCGGGCCTGTCCTGGGAGAAAATCTCTCAGCGGATGCGCAAGCACAAGCACTCAATCCGCATTCGGTACGAAATGCTGGTGCATGAGCGGGGTTTGGTCCCGGTGACTCTGCGGCAATTCAAGCAGGGGGTGGGGGCATGAGTACGGCAGCCTTTCTTCTCATAGCCGTGATTGCCGAGTGCGCCGTCCTGTGGCTGGCCTATTCAATGGGGAGGGACATGGCGCAATGAGCAGATGGTTCCGCATGTACTCAGACGTTCTGGACGATCCAAAGGTTCAGAAGCTCCCCGCCGATTTGTTCAAGGCATGGGTCAACCTCCTATGCCTTGCCAGCCGCAATGATGGTGTGCTTCCCGCACTGGAAGACATCGCCTTCGCGCTCCGCATGTCACAAGATGTCACTGTGACAGTCACAGCGGAGCTTGTGAAAAGGGGTTTGCTTGATGAGTGTGACG